TAGCACTGAAGAGAGGAAATGATCATGCTTGGTGATACACTTACCGTCACGATTAATGCGGTCGCTAAGACCCTCATTAAAGTGAATCAAGACAAGTACTCAGCTGAGTACCGTCTCCGTGAAACGGACGGCGTTTATACCATGAACGTACGACACTCGTCGTACAGTAATGGTAATGGTCAGACTGTAGATCGACATAACGTCGAGCTCATTCATGACCTTTATGCCGTCGCGCCGGCGACCGTCGGGATCAGCCACAAAAGTTATCTAACTTTTGAGCTGCCTCGTTCGGATACCTCGGCGGTGCCGCAGAACCACGTTGTGGGTTTTGCAGCGCTTTTCACAGGTGCGTTCACTGGAAAGCTTATTAACTACGAGTCTTAACTTGTAGCTAACGGCTTACCGAGCTGGCGCGTTGGTGTGTCGAAAGAGATAGGAATCTCCATGACACCCATGAAAAGCTCAGAAATCCAAGCATTCATGCATGATTACGCGGCCCTTTTCGAGGACTTCGTAATGGCATACCCAAGTCTAGCTGATGAGTTCAAGAGAGATCTTGCTCGTCTGTCTAGTTGTCTGCAGTCAAGAGGTTTGATGTCTCTGACATTAGACTTGCCTACGATTGATTCGTTCCTTCTCGATATCTTAGAGAATGGTACGACTCAAGAAACGTGTTTTCTTTCGAAAAGACGTTCTAGGAGCGACAGAAGGCCTGCTTTTATGCATGGCCTATGGAGCCTGATTGTAGATCAGGACCTATGTCTTATGGACGACGCGGATCCAACCGCGATCGCCTTTATCAGGCAGGTTGCTTGCAATTGTAAAAAGCTAGCAAAGGATTGCACCGATGAAAGAATCGATGCTGCTTTTGAAGAATACTATTCTATCGAAAGCGCCCTCCTGGATCCGTCCCTTGACTGGGAAGACCCATGGTCTGCTTACGCTCATCGCGTTAGGTTCGTTAATCACGAGCTGCTCTCTTCAAACGAAGGTGCAGTCCTTGGTCGACGACTTGACGCTGTTGCAGCGCTTCTGGTCTCATCCTTCGGAGAATTCATCCCCTCCGTCGATGGACTAGCAAGACATGGTCCTGGTGCCGTGTCGGATATGCCACAAGATCGTATCAAATGGTCATTCCCGACTTGGCCGCAGAAGTTGGCGTCTCTCTTCATTGAAGAGGACACAACCGGTATTCCTCGTGAGAGGTCTACTGACCCTATCGCTATGTCGAGTCTCTTTTATGTCCCGAAGACAGCGAAAGGACCGAGGCTTATCGCCTCGGAACCGATTGCGAATCAATGGATTCAGCAAAAGGTCTTTTCCTTTCTCTGCGATCTGGCAAATGGGAGTCTCGTTCACGCCTTCTTTAACCACAGGGATCAAACCCTGTCGCAAAAGTTGGTGATGAAGGCATCCATTGATCGGTCACTGGCGACGATTGATTTGTCGTCAGCGTCTGATCGTTTGGCCTGCTGGCATATAGAAAGACTTTTTGGCGCAAATGCGTCCATCTTGTCTGCTCTAATTGCATGCAGAACTTCTACCGTTCACGATCGTCGTCATGGTGACGTGATCGGAATTCGGAAGTTTGCCGCGATGGGCTCTGCGCTCACATTCCCGATTCAAAGTATCTTCTTCCTTACGGTAGCCTTGGCTGCCTTGGGGTGTGAATCTCGTCGCGATATTCTTGCGATGAGAGGGAAAGTGAGAGTGTTCGGCGACGATATTATTGTGCCGAACGATGGGTATGTTTCGGTTGTTAATGCCCTAGAGACTCTTGGATTAAAAGTTAACCGATCGAAAAGTTTTTCGAAAGGTTTCTTCCGAGAGTCCTGCGGCATGGACGCGTTCAAGGGCCACGATGTGACTCCTGTCAAGTCCAAACATTATCAACCGCATGCAGCAACCACAGTGGAAGCTGTCCGTGACACCGCCAATCTCCTTTTTGCAAAGGGGTACTGGAAGTATGCGGAACGGCTGGATACCAAGCTGAAGCCCTTTTTGAGGGCCCAGCCCGTAGCCGCCCTGAAACCTGAAGAGGAATCAGGACGTGCGACTCCACGTGGTTCGTCCGTCGGTTTGTGGTCGTTTAGTGGGGCAAGGCTTGATCATCTAAAAATGAGATGGCACAAGTCCCTACACCGCTACGAATACTACTTCAAACGAGTACGTACGAAAGTACGATACCGAGAAGTCGACGGAGATAGCGCTCTATCCATGTTCTGGAATTCAGCCTGGCGGTATGATATGCCGCGTTCGCTGAGAGCGTACAAGGGTTCG